CTTTCACAGCAGTAACAGAGTCATCAGGTGCTATCTATGTTGGCGGATACTCTGGCGACCAAGGCAGTGCATACAAGATTATGGTTGATAGTTCAGGTGCATTGACCACAATGACAGGTGTATTGCAATTACCACGCAGCGAAATCTTAACTGCTATGTATGGCTACCTAGGTACCTTCGTAGCCCTTGGTACAAGCAAGGGTGTGCGTATTGCTATTGCAGATGATGCTGGCAATCTGTCTTATGGACCAATCATTGCCCCAGTATCTGGAAATGTATATGCATTTACCGCAAGCAATGAATATGTTTATGCAGGAGTAAAGGCTTTTATTGGTGGTTATTCTGGTTTGATTCGTTTAAACCTTGGACAACCGTTGCAATCTGGTGGATACGCTTGGGCTAAAGATGTGTATGCCACAGGAACTACAGGCTCTATATGGGCTATTGCTACTGCTCCTGATGGGCGCAAGGCTTTCACTGTTGAGAACTCAGGTCTATGGATTGAGGACTCTGAAGATTTGGTTGAGTCTGGTGAATTAACCACAGGCATTATCCGTTATGAAACTTTAGAAAACAAAGCATGGAAGCGTATTAAGTTACGCACCGAAGGCACACTGCAAGGTGACATTGACATCTTCCGTGTTGTAGACGGCGCAGACCAAGCCTTCCGTACAGTTGCCCAAGGAAGCACGGTTGATTATGACTACGACTTGTCATCGGTTTTTGCGGATGTTGGAGTTGAAGCGCAATTTAAGTTCCGCCTCAATCGTAACGATACAGATGCCACGACTGGCGCTGTTATTTATGGTTACTCTGTTAAGGCTCTGCCTACTCCCACCCGCGCTCGTGTTATTCAAATCCCTGTCTTTTGTTTTGACTCTGAGCGTGACCGCAATAAGAACATCATGGGTTTCCAGGGCTACGCCCTCGGCAGGCTCCAAGCCTTGGAGCAAATGGAAGCGCAAGGCGAAACAGTAATTATCCAAGATTTCACTGCTGATGGTGAACCTATTGAAGCAGTGATTGAGCAGGTGTCTTTCACCCGCACAACCCCACCATCTGGAAACTTCTCTGGCTATGGTGGAATCTTACAAATCATCGCTCGTACTGTCGTTTAAACATAAGGATAGAAACATGACTCCTGCTGATTGGGCTGCTATAGCCGTGTCCGTAACCACCCTTCTAGGCGCTGCTGCTATGGGTGTAAAGCATCTAGTTAAGGTTTACTTGTCGGAACTCAAGCCTAATGGCGGGGGTAGCCTCAAGGACAAAGTAAATAACCTTGAGCATAAAGTTGATTTATTAACTGACCTCGTTAAAGAAGTATTAAGGAAGTGACCAATGAAACCAAAAGTTGCCAAGTCTGCCAGCCCTGCTGCTCTGTCCATGCTACGCCAGGCGACTGCTCTTGCACCCCTACGCAAGAAGGCATCGGACGGTTTACTCCCTTCCATTGCACATTTAAAACTAAGCCCTAATTCAGACCATAACACGGGTCTTGCGGTAGACTTAACTCATGACCCAAAACGCGGTATTGACTGTGCGGAGATATTCCAACGGCTCAAAGAGGATAACAGAGTGGAGTATCTCATCTTCAACGGTAAGATATGGTCAAGAAAATTTGCAAAGCAAGGTGACAGAAAATATACGGGTAGTAATCCGCATAACAAACACCTCCATGTTTCCATCAAACCAGAGCATGCCAATGACACAAGCCCTTGGTTCTGGTGGAAGAATCAACCAAGCCTGACCAAGCAGATAGTGGCGGAAGCCATCGGTTCAGCACCAAAGAAAAAGCCTGCAAAGACTGAAGTATTGGTATGCACCTGCTGCAAAGTTCATGGATTGGCAAACAAGAAAGGCAAATAAATGGAAACACTAAAGCAAGTATCGCTGACCTGGTTCCGTGCTGCAGCATCTGCTGCAATCGCACTCTACCTCGCTGGTGAAACTGACATCAAGACACTTGGCATGGCTGCCCTCGCAGGCTTCCTTGGACCAGTGTTGAAGTGGCTAGACCCATCGGCTGCTGAATTCGGTAGAGCAAAATAACTTAATACCGTTTAAACAAAAGAACCCCCGCCGTCAAGAGAAATCTTGATGAGCGGGGGCTTTTTTGCGTTTATCCGATATGTAGTTTTACTTCACTACAGCACTTCCCCTAATACTGTAGCAAATCTATTGTAACACAAATATGGTTAGGTGCAGCGCCATAGCAGTTCCACTGTTCGTATGGTCTTACTGGGGCTTGCGTGGACAGACCCCTCAACTGCACCGCCGTAGCACGACAGGGAATTGAACCCTGATTACCTGGTTGAAAACCAAGCGTTCTAACCATTGAACTACCGTGCCTTACTAATCTACCAATAAATCTGGATTGTAGTACCGCCGATGTGCTTCTGCATCTCTAGCCTTAAATCTTCTGCCAGCCTTGATTGCTCCGTTTTTAGTTAGTCGCCAGCCATTAGCGCCTGGACCAAAATGCCCCACGATTGACCACCAATAACCTATTCCTACTCTGTTTATTCTTATCTTGCCTCGGTTATTCATTAGCCACCTGTCTTATAGAAACCAGGACCCTTGAACTGAATCGCTGGTGGCGTATACACCCTTTGCATTTCCTGACCACACAATGTGCATGGTGGAATAGTTGAACTTTCAACAATCGTAAGCAGTAACTCCTGGACTATCCCACAGGCTGTGCATTTGAAATCATACTTCGGCATCGTCATAATCCTTTGGAGTTGGGGCAGTTAATTCTGCGCCACACATAGCACACTCTGCATCTACAAACCACATTGCTATTTCGCCCTCATTAAAAATGCATTTAACATTTAGCAAAATACTTCCGCAAGGGCAGGCATGAGTTGGAATACCGCGATAGTTATGCTTAACTACCGCCTGCTTGCGCTTACGCTTCAGCAGATACATACACTTAACCCGTTCTGCACGAACAGGAGTGTAATGGAAAAATGCAAAATTTGGAATTACACCGTTGTAGTTTATTTTTCGGCGTGTCGTGGCGTGTCGCTGAATAGAGGAGCGAGGTGCATGTACACTCCTCTATTGCAAAGGAGAAACATGACACTTGAAGAAAAAACTGGGAAGGCGTACATCTCCCACAGCGCCATGAGTACATGGCTTAACTGTGGCTGGTCGTTCTACCTTACCCGCATACAGAAAGTGCCTGAGAACCCATCCTACTGGTTAGTAGGTGGCAAGTCACTGCATGAGTGTACAGAGTGGTATGACCAACTTGACCCACTTATTCAGCAGACAGGCGACTTTGACTTACGACAAATCTTCCTAGATAAATGGGAGGAAAACTACCGTCTTGCTAACAACGGCATGCCGTTCCGTGCTGGTGGCAGGGCTACCAAGCAGTATCCAAACAAAGAGGATGCTTCATGGTGGTTGGACAATGGACCTAAGATGGTGGACTTCTGGATACAGTTTCGTAAAGACAGTGGGTATCAGCCTTACCTGCTATCAGGTGGCGAAGCAGCCATTGAAACTGAACTCAATGTAGAAATTGGTGGAGTCCTTATGAAGGGATTTCTTGACAGACTTATGGTGTCACCTGAAGGTGAACTCGTAGTCATTGACATCAAGACTTCCAGTAAGCCACCAGTTACCTATACACAGTTAGGCACATACGCGATTATGTGCGAGAAGGCTATGGGTATTAGACCTGTAAAGGGTGCATACTTCATGGCTCGTACTGGTGAACTAACTGAGCCAGTAGACCTATCACACTACACTGAACGCCGTTTAGCCTCGCAGGTTAAAGGCTTTAAGACAGCAGTTGACAACAACATATTCATCCCACAGCCAGGCTTTATGTGCGGTACATGTTCAGTCAATCACGCTTGCTATGCAGTTAATGGTTCCGAATCACACAAATACCCCGAACTAGGAGAAGATACAGATGAGTGAAAACTCAGCAATCCAAATCAACTTCAAGACCAAGAAAGACGGCATGTTGATTAACCTTCGTGCCAACGATGGTGCTGAACTTGATTTACTACTTGACCAATTGACACAGCGCCTTGCTGCATTGGTTGACCTTGAGAAAACAGTTGAAGGCATGGCAGTAGTTAAGGATGCTTTCCCTAACTCTGTACAGATACAAGGTACCACTGCGGTACCAACACCAACACAGGCTGCACCTGCAACAGGTAAGCCACAGTGTTCTTGCGGTGGAGGCGAGATGCGCTTCGTACCAGCAGGTATTGCTAAGTCAACTGGTCGCCCATACAAGGCTTTCTGGGCATGCCCAAAGCCACAGGGTCAGGCTTGCCAAAACAAGGTGACTGCATAGTTCATGCGCCTCTTATCCCGCGCAATCAAGACTGCATCAGCAGGGGGTGCGACACTGCCAACAGTGTGGCGCTCTCTGCTTGAGCAGCAGATAGCGTTTAGACGGGGCGAAGTAAGCATGATTGCTGGTCCACCAGGGGCTGGTAAGTCAACACTTGCTCTGTCACTTGCAGTGCATGTGCAAGTACCAACGCTATACATTTCTGCAGACACCCACTCACACACTATGAGTTTGCGTTTGCTTGCAATGTTAACTGGCAGAACACAAGCAGAAGTAGAACCAATGATGGAAGCAGACAGAGAGTGGGCAGCACAAATGCTCAAGCCTGCTGACCACATCATGTGGGAGTTTGACTCAGCACCTACGCTCAAAGATGTAGAGGATGCAGTCCTTGCAGCACGCGAGCGCATGGGTAGAGATGTTGAACTGATTGTGCTTGACAACGCAGTAGATGTAACCATTGATGGACAGGATGAGTGGGGCGGATTACGCCTACTTATGAGAGAACTTAAATGGTGGGCTAGAGATACTGGCGCTGCAGTTGTTGTTTGCCATCACACAAGTGAAGGTGTTAATGGAAACCCATGTCCTCCACGCTCTGCGTTGCATGGAAAGGTTGCCCAGACTCCTTCGTTAATTCTTACAGTACACGGACAAGTTGCTTCAATGGGTGTGTGTGCAGTTAAGAACCGATACGGACCCGCCGATGCAACAGGTGCATCTCCAGTGTGGCTTGCTTACGACCCTGCAAGTATGCAGATTAAGGACTTGGCTCAACCATGAAAACCTTATTCGCAATCCTTGCAGCCTTGGCAGCCCTCTCTGGAGTAGCAATCATTATTGCAATGGCAGTCGTAGATATTGTTATTGATTTTGACGAACCAGAATTTGAGGATGAAGATGAGTTCTAAATGGGAACTAACTGAGGTTGGTAATGAAGGGTCGCTTTATGCATCCCTTGATAATGAAGCAGTAACTGTACCTGCAGAAAAATTAATTACCGACATCAAAGCACAGTTAATGTTTATACCGAATAAGTTTGCATGGACAGTAGGATGGAGAGCGTATGTTTGGCGCAATACGGAAACTGGTAGGTTTCAAGACCTTACGGAAGAAGAATTCAAAGAACTTATTTCTAAGGGGACAGTCAATTACACCAGAGATGGTGCAGGAAGCGATACAACAGTCGCCTCTACCGATGGACATGAAGGAAGCACTACTGAGTGAACTTCCAAACTTTGTGGAACTGGTTGATGAAGCGACAACAAAGATATTCAGCCCGTCTGCCATCTGGTTTGAGTCACTCCAGTTTGCTGACTATGTGGCGCAACTTGCTGGACATCTCCGAGAGGAGCATGGACCCGACTGTAGAGAAGAAGTTGCCGAAAAACTAATTCTCATGGCAGAGAACTACAAAGAACTAGCCGAACATGCAATGACCATTATTGACAAATCAGAGAAAGCGTTGAAAGAACATGGCACACAGCACTAAAGAAACTCTTTCTATCGTATGGTGTGACAACGGAACCACTGACGGTAAGTTCACTGAAGGCTTGGTGTATTCACTTATCCATGCTGGAAGCGTAGGCGTACCAGTTAATAACGCTATCCGTGTGCAGGGTAATCAGATTGCAAGACAGCGACAGGCTGCTATTGAAATGTGGCAGAAGGTTGGAACTGACTGGGCATTGTGGGTTGACTCTGACATCGTGCTAACCAAAGAGATGCTCAAGACCTTATGGGATACAGCAGACAAGATAGCAAGACCAGTTGTTAGCGGTGTGTACTTCGTGTCTAAACAGATGGAAGGCTCATTGATGCAGCCTATGCCATGTGTATTCAATGAAACTGGTAATGAGTTTGAGATTACTTACCTTCATCCACTACCAAAGAACCAAGTAGTACAGGTTGATAATGCAGGCATGGGTTTAGTGCTGATGCATAAGTCTGTACTACAGCGTTTAAACGAGAAGTTCCCAGATGACTTCTGGTTTGGTGAGAACAATGAGCGTGGCGATAAGTTCATTGGTGAGGACATCGCTTTCTTCCGCAAGGTTAAAGCAACGGGCTTACCCGTACATGCCCACACTGGTGTGATTGCTAAGCACATGAAACGATTTGCATTTGATGATGCGTACTACAACCTATATTGGGCAGCAGTAGAGCATGCCGAAAGGAGAGAGCGTGAGTCAGCAAAAGAGCAACAAGCGTAGAGGCGCAGCGTGGGAGATTGACCTAGCCGATTGGTTTATGGAGAACGGTTTAAACGCACAGCGTTTGCCCCGTGCTGGTCGTAATGATATTGGCGATGTGTATGTGCCAGGAGTTAATGGTTCGTATGTAGTTGAAGCCAAAGCACCACGCAGAGATGGTCGCATTGACCTATCAGGGTGGATTAAAGAAGCAGAAGTTGAGGCAGAGAACTACAAGATTGCTAAGCGACTAGCCGTTGCACCTACGCCATTGGTAATTATCAAGGCAAGCAACAAGGGAGTCGGTGAAGCGTATGTCGTCCAGAAACTCAGTGATGTCCTCCCCAACCTCTAAGCATGACATCGTTAAAGTACTTGAACACTACGGATTTACTATCTCTAGTAATCGTGGTGGGTGGCAATCAGTTCGTTGCGCCTTCCACAATGACCATGTAAAGTCGGCTCGTTTAAACATAGACAACGGTGGCTTTAGATGTTTTGCTTGTGACATGGCAGGCGATGTGTATTCACTAATTATGAAACGAGAAGGAGTTACCTATGGCGAGGCTCTCAAAATCGCAGAGAGAATTACTGGCGAAAGCAACGGAGAACTACGCAGAAAGCCTAAGCGAAGCACTGCCGTATCTGGCGAGTCGCGGTATAACAGAGGAAACAGCGCGTATGTTCCGCCTCGGCTTCGTGGCGACTCCTGAAGCAGGACATGAACCTTACCTTGGTAAGTTAGCAATCCCTTACCTCACGCCATCAGGTGTAGTTGATATTCGTTTCCGTAGTTTAAACAATGATAGTGGACCGAAGTATCTATCAAGACCTGGCGCAAGCACACACATCTTTAATGTTAATGCGCTCAATGATGATGCAGATTTGCTGGTGATTTGCGAAGGTGAACTAGACACAATCATCGCAACCCAAGTTGGTTTCTCTGCAGTTGGACTGCCTGGAGCAAACAACTGGAAACCGTTTTACTCCCGTGTCCTTGCAGACTGGGACAAGATAATGCTTTTCTGCGATGGTGATAACGCAGGTAAAGAGATGGCAAAGACAATCACTCGTGAATTGGACAATGTATTCCCCGTGTTCATGCCCGACAATCAAGATGTAAATGATGTGTTCCTTGCCGAAGGAGCAGAGGGATTACGCAAACGAGTTGGTGTTTAAACATGGGCGATAAGACAAGTCCAGACTACCTTGATGATTTGATGTTTAAGTTTCGCATCCTTCAAGGAGGCATAACAGTCATGCATCAGTGTTTAGTTTGCAAGACCTACGCAGACCCAACCAATCATAAGTGTGCCTACAAGGAGGTACTTGCACTTGATAGTTAAACTTAGCCAAGAAGAAGTTAGAGTCTGCACGCTACTGGCAGTAGAGCGTTGGCTCACTAAGTTTGGGTCGGTTGATAGACCTAACTACGCAGCAGGCAAGAAGTTTGGAAAGTTAGAACCTGAGATTAACGCCAACATCAGAGCCAATGTAGCAGAGTGGGCAGTGGCTAAGCAATACAACCTTTCGTGGTCTGTGCCGTGGTATCCCAATGAACTGCACAAGCAACGCAAGAACATACCTGATGTGGGTGACTTTGAAATTAGAACTATCCGTACCCAGAACGCAATCCCTTTCTGGAGTAAGGATGCAGGCAGAACAATCTTTGGTGTCAAGGTTTTAGATGAGGAGTATTACTCCATCGTAGAAATCTTTGGCTCATTTAAGGCAGACGACTTCATGATAGATGACTTCGCCGACCCTTCAATCGGTGGCTGGCGAGTGCCTATTGAACTGATAACAGGTGATGAGAACAATGGATGAACAAGATAAAGTTTGGGAAACTATCTATGGAGTTGCCCGTCAAGTTGCAACGCGTTCCAATCGCATGCATCGTGGCATCGTAACCGCCGATGATTTGTACCAACACCTTTCGCTATGGGCGTTAGAACACTGGCACAAGGTAGAGCAGTGGCAGGCTGAGGAGAGTCTAAAGTTTAAACTCCGCAAAACTTTCTACAATGAAGCACAGAAGTATGTGGCTAAAGAGCGTTCGCACCTATCGCGCTCGCCAATCAACGATAGTTTCTATTACACACCTGAAGTATTGCATGAACTATTGCGTGATGTGTGGACTCATGAAGGCTGGACTGATACGCCTGACATGAGTAGTGAATACATTTCACGCAGTGCTAAACCTTCAGAGGGTGGCAATCGTGTAGCACTATTGTCAGATGTGGCTTCAGGTTTAGACCGTTTAAACGAGAACGATAGAAACCTACTTCGTATGCGCTATGCAGATGGTGGTATGGAATTTGGTGCGCTCGCAGAGTCACTTGGAACTACTGAGGAAGCCATGCGCAAGCGTGTTAAGCGTGCCTTAACAAGACTACAAGACAGGCTAGGTGGCGAAGCACCGCAGTGGCGTGGGCGTAGGCGTATTCGTAGCAACGCAGAAGCAAGGGCAGAGATTAGAAACCAAGAGGAACAAGAGTGACACACGATGAATACGAATCTAAATCACAAGCAAAGCGTGTAGAGATATTAAAGGCAGAGGAAAAGCAAATGACCCACGAAGAATTGCTACAGAAACTAGCAGACATTGCACACAATAAAGATGCACACGAAGCGCGTAACGATTATCTACTAGCACTTCTTGCAGTAGTGAAATTGCATAAGCCCAAAACGCCAACACTCCCAACGATTATTGAATGGGATACAAAAACTTTCACTAATCATTTTATTTATGAAGACAAATGTGCAATAGATGGCAAATCTTATCCCTGCCCTACTATTCAGGCTATTAAGAAGGAGTTGCAATGATTTACATTAAGGCTTACTACTACCGATTGAAGTGTGTGTT